GTGGTGTAGCTTCGTTTTCGTAACTTGCGTCTTCTGATCTATCGTCTGTCATTATATTCTCCTAATTATATAAGTGTAGGTTACTTACTCTCGCTTTCGCCTACACAGTTGCAACTCTTTTAATATACCACACTTTTACAGTATTGTCAAGTGTTAGTCCCTGGTAATAAATTGGTATTCATCTGCATATCAAATGTATGGAATATCATACACTTATATGGATCGTTTGGTGTCTCTGCTACTGCTAGTGTTTGGTGTTTATCATTAATGTAATAAGTTATCGCAAATACTATGTTGCCATCTTCTTTAGCACTTTCTTTACCAAAACTTATATTGATAGCCGTAAATTTATTATCTACGATATATCTGTCCACATCTTCTGGTGAGCCACACATCATAGGATATGACATCATCATCAAATTATACTTTTTATACTCATCAGCAAAACTGATTGTACACCATAATAGACAGATTAAGATTAATAGTTTTTTCATATCTTACTTAATAAGATATGGGCTAGTCTTGCTTGATCTTATCCTTGTTTAGTTCTTCATAATATTTATAAAAGTCGTTAATGGACTTCTTCAATGGATCCATATAATCTTTCTTTTCTTTTATAAATGATTGAACAGAACCATCTTCTGAGGCTAGTAAAATAACAATTTGTTCTATCTCTTTTCCGAATAGCTCTTCGTACATTTGAGCATAGGCTGAAGTCTGCATAAAGTAGTTTTCTATCCAGCTTTCTTGTCGTTCTTTGTTTGCCGTTTTAAAATCTATTACTGATAACTTACCATTGTATTCAGCGATACAGTCAACTTGACCTGCGATAGTCAATTTCTTACTGTACATAATTGTTTCTAAACAATGTATGTTGTCAATCTGATCTACATATGGTTTGATTAGTCTAAAGAGACCTAATGGTAATACACCTCGTTCACTTGGTGTTAAACCTTTGATATATTGTTCTATTAATAAGTGAGTTGCTTTACCTCGTCTAGCCGCTCTACCCATTTCCCAATTGGCTACATTCTCACCAATCTTATCTCGCCACTCTTGTAATTGTGCTTTCTTCTGTATACCTAATACAGTAGTAATTGATGGATATGCTTTTCCGTCTATATCATAGAAACGAAAACCATCTACTTTTTTACCTTTAGTTACTGGTAGTTTTGATTTATCTAAATCAATAAAATTAAATTTTTTTGCCATTATATTTTCACTTTCATATTTGTACTATTCATAGTATATCATAATATAAGCATTCTGTCAAGTCTATGTTGACCTGTACAGTATCATATGATCTTTGATCTTTTCAGGATCGTTTCTTACTTCGTCTCTTTTCTCTTTTCAGCTAGGGTCGTATGATTCGTAACAAGTCTTCTTGCTTTCATTTCTGTAAGCTCTTAATATCTGTTTACGATTTTCACCATCTGATCTATATGAAACGTGCACCCAACCACTATTAGGTTCTCCTACAGTGTGGTACTCCAAAATCATCTGATCAAAGTCACAGTTTTCACTAATCCATTTACATAAATCAGCATTAGACACACCAAAGATTTCAAAATCTGCGGCTTGGCCCTTCGCATGCTGTGAGTTTATTGATGACCCTATTGCTAGGCATAGTTCTGGACTTCTATATCCACTAGATATAGATACAACTTTACCATAATGATCTCTAACCTTTTGTAGCACATTTTCACATAATGCTTTCAAACTGTTCATATGGTCTTCACTAGGATTATTACTAATCCCTTTTCGTTCAGCTGTTTGGCTCTTAGTCATTTCGTTTAGACTAAAATTATTACTTAATTTCATTTAATTACCTCTTGTAAGTTTTAATAACTTCTCTATTTGTGCCTTAATAATTGGTCCTCTATTAGGCCAATGAATATAAGGCTCATCTGTTTTACCTAAGTTATATAGGAAAGGTAATACTATCTTTTCTATATCCTTAAATCTTTTGTCAATGTCAGCACTATTAACTTCTTTTGTAATAGTATCTTTCTCAGCAACTATCTGCATTATCTCATTCATCATAGCTTTAATTGACCCTACATCATTCTTAACTTTAGCTATTTCTAAATTAGTTTGTTGCCCTAAATTCTCTATGTCTTTTTTTTCTACTGATGGTTTAACTTCTTGTGTAGGTGCTGAAGATACTGCGGTTGCTCCCCAATCTTCCTCAAGGTCAAACCCTCGCATATAATCTGGTATATCTTTAGCCATTATCGTTTTCTCCTTGCTGCTACTCGTTTCTTATTTTTTGCGACAGCCTGTTCAGTTCTAATTTGTTTTATAGACTTTTTTTGTGTCTGTTGTGCCAATGGACTGCCAGGGTGTGCCTCACCTATTTTAGATAGAGTTTCTTTCCAACCACTATCATTTTTCATATGGCGACTTCCTGTACTCGCTACAATATTTATACCTTTAGGGACTTGTTTTATATGTTTATTCTTATCTAACAATTCTTCCATCTCAGCAATAGTCATCATATCGTCATATTCTTTTTTAGTCTTTGAATTGTAAAATGTATATGATGGCATTAGAGATTTGTTATTGCTTCTAACTTATCTTTTGCTTCAGCAAGTAATGCAGTCTTCTTTTCTGCTGTAATCACATAATCAATATGTTCAGCTACACCTATTGGTGACGCTAAGAAAGTTCTTAAATCTGCTTCAGCAACAGCAACATCACCCTCTAGTTTTTTTATCAATGCTTCTTTAATCATTTTCTCTATCCTCTATTCTTCTTAATGTGGCTTCTTCTTTAAACCCTTCCATTAATAGTTCATGTGTTGTTTTATTATCTTCTCTTAATCCGTCCCATAACATTTTCTTTTCATCAAATGTAAATGGTCGTATCATATTTAGTCCGTCTTCTCTACGCTCTTTTGTTTGTCTTTTAGATTCTTGTAAACTTAACTTTTCCATTTCAATATTATCAGATTGTATATTTGCTTGTCTTACTTTTTCTTTATAGTCCATTTTCTACACCTTCCGTATACCATTGTGGTGGTTGTGATGGCGCTTTCCATGATGCCATTTCTTTTTTCTTCATTACATAATACTTTCTATATGAACCAACTACATCACCAGGTATCTTACACTCATCAGGCATTGCTGGAGTAGGATCTGTTCGTATTGTAGATAAAGATATTCCTTTAGGTGGATTGCGAAGTATAATACCTAATTTTCTAATTGTCATATGATCTACTGTATGATTGTATCTTAATTTAAATTCATCATTCAACGCAACCATATGATTGTATAACCAATAGTAATTATATGCTGATGCCATAACCCAAATTGTACTAGGGTGTTTTACATGAGATGCTTTGTAGATAATATCTTCATGTGTCTTATCTTTTAATCGCCATCTTTTTATTCTTCTATTAGATTTAGTTCTATCTTCATATTGTTCACCATCAATTAATCTATGCGCAGTAGATAACATCTGTGCTGATTCTATAATCATTTTTACCACATGCTTATCAATAAGCATTTTCGCAGCAACCACAGGGTCTTTATGTACATAAAATATATTCATTAGTGTATTAACTTTCTTGTCACATAGTCCATTAGTTTATATTTTTTTGCTAGTTCTATTAACTTCTTATACCATAGTTCTTTGAAGTCATCACTAGCGGCGTTCTTACACGCACTAGCAAGTGCGTCAAGTCTTTTAACTTCTATTGGTATATGTATTTTTGTTTCCATAGTATATAATATATCACTTTTTTTGCTCTTTGTCAAGTATAGATTTGGTGAAAGGTTTAGTTATTATATCACCAGATTTGACCGGTATAGGGCCTAATTGAAACAGTGTGCCCCCAAAACAGCCACTTAATAGAATCAATAATATTAAACTAATACTTACTCTTATCATTCCAGTCATAAATCTGATCTAATTTTAACTTCACTTCATCTGGTGACATATCTTTTAGGTCTGCAACTTGAGCAACCATCTTCTTATAATCTCTACTCTTTTCTTTGAATCTTTCTGCCTTCTTTTTTTCTCTCTCTAGTCTTTGTTCTAAAGTATATTGTTTCTCTGTTTTAGCGATTTCTCTTTTTCTTCGCCATTGTCGTAAAGATATATTGGCAGCGATCAATAGAAGTACAGCTAATGGGTCAAATACAAATATGAGTATTAATATAACAACTCTAACAGCATGGTCAAACATATCTTTTGCGTTCTCACCATAGATTAACTCTGCCACATATTTGATTGGTCCTACTTCTGCTTCTATCTTATCTTGTTCTAGTTTTAAACTACCTTTCTTATCGGATAATTCAGCAATCTTATCACTCGCCTCATTTATAGCAAGTGTCAATGCGTCTCTTTCAGGTTTTTGTTTCTTACGTTCTTTTAAACCTCTGGTCACATATTCTTTATCAATATAAACTTCTAATGCCTTATCTAATAAGGTTAATGTATTTTGTGATCTTTCTATGATAATTTCTTGTGACTTTATTTGATTGTCTAATAATTCTATTTTGATATTATTACTAGATGTAGGTTTGACTTGGTCTAGGTGTGCCTTTGATAGAAAACCAAAGATACCTAATGATGTTATGAATACTAATACTATTATGGCTATAAACAAATAACTTTTTAGTAACCTGGGTACATCACTATTCCAATTGTGATACAGCCAACTAGCCGCAACTAGTTTACCAACTTCTAATGCTGATCCCATTAAGATAATAGGTACAACAGCACCAGCAAACAATGTCGCTAGTCCTACGATGGAATACCCAGCCGCTATAATTGATATAGATATGGCCGATAAAAATGTTAATATCGTTAGAAACATATTATTGATAGTCTTTTCTAATTTTGCTTAATATACTTTTGATTTTTGAGAAATAATCTTTATCAGATGCATATGCGTCAAGTGTCTCTGTTAACATAAAAGGATCTGTAATACCGTCTTCTCTCATCTTTCTATATTCTTTAAACGCACTACTATTATTTAGTATGTTTATATAGTTCAATACACTATCACATTCGTGCATATAAACTTTTACACCCCACTTCTTTGGATTATTTGATGGCAACATATGAGGCTCTTTTAAATTGTATGTTCTTATACCAAATAGATTATTACCTTCTTTAGCAAATCTACTTGTACCCCAACCAGATTCTAATGCTGCTTGTGCTAGTAATAGTTCTAGGTTTACTTCTTCAACATTATTGTAAAAATAAACATAGTCAACACACTGTTTAACATTAGATAAAAACTGTTTGTTATTATTAAATTCAAAGTTGGGTCTTTTTGGTAAGTTATCTTCTGCTAATGATTGATAATGATTCCAAGTAAACCCACAAAAGGTCACTATGGTCACAACCATTAATGTTCTAATTACATTCCTCATTTTTTTATAGCAATATATTCGTATCCTGACCATTCTACACCATCGGCATCAAAAAAACTTGGTACTTTCTTTTGAAATAGATGTACATGCTTGTGTAGTTTTTCCATAGCTGCGAATATTTTGTTTGATTGTTTTTCTGTGAAGTTATCTAGTACATCTTTTCTAAAATTACCTAGGTAGTAAACTTTACTTGTACCACTACGATTACTTGGTTTTATTAAATTTTCTAATTGTATTCTCGCCTCGCCTATTCTTGCTCGTAAATAAGGATCAAGCTCTTTCCCACTTCTCACACCACTCATAATATATCTTTCTATAGGTCTAAACCTATCTTATTTAATTTTGGCCTAAAACTATAAAATAGTTTGTTATGATTTCCAGTATCACCTACATTGGCCATTTGGTATAGGTGTACCATTTCGTGTCCTAAAGTGTCCACAAAGTCTTTTTTATTTCTGTAATATGGTAACATTTCTAAATGATAAACTCTGGTACCTTTTCTCTTCCACTCCCAAGCTATCACTTGACCATAACACTTCTTTTTTGTTTCGTCACTATAAATTTTTTTAATTAAAACATCATTGAAAGGTGATAATAAATTACTGAATACAGCTTTATTAATAATCTTAAAATACTTTTTGATGTCTTTGTAAGTAGTCTTATATTTACGATTACTTACAAGTTCTCGTTTTAATACTTTTTTTATCACTGCTGTGTTTTTTTGTCTTGGCATTCTTTGTCCCCGATTTTAGAATCTTTTAATAATAAGCATTTGTGTTTCTTATCAAGGTCAAGTCTTAACTGTGTCATTACGGAATCCATAATATAAGGTAAGTGCTTTTCTAACACACCTACCATTTGTAAGGCAAATGTGTGTGCCATTTTACTCATTTCTGCTTCTAACAATTTCTGGTGGTCCATGTCGGTACCTTTAATTGTTTCTGATACAACATGACCGATTACGGCTGTGTTATACTCATCTGCTTTAACTGAATTATTTAAGGCGGTTAAACCAAACCATAATATCGTCAAAAATATTATCAATGTTTTCATTATATATTTCTCTCTTTCATATTTATAATATACACTATAATAGAGGGATTGTCAACAATTATTTTGCTAGTATTTACTAGGATTTAGGGGGGAACAAAGGGTGAACATCAAGTGTCGCACCCTTTATTTACTATGATTCTATGGTTTTAAAAATTCAGCGTTCCAGCCAAATGCTTCTTTAACCATATCTGCTGTTAGACCTTTATAAGTCTTATTCAGCGTTCCATTCTTTACATCTATTAATACGTCAGCTTCTTTATGATGTAAGCCTTCTAATATTTGTATGAACAAAGTTTCTTTTCTTATTTTGGTAAGTTCGTTGTTACCACCTTTTACAAAGTTATATAACCTTTTTGCTTCATTTTCCAACCATGTATGTTGTGTTCCTTCTGGTACTTCGTTCCTAATGAACGGAGGTACTCCAGGAGGTAAATCCCATTGTATGTTTGGATCAAAGGCACCTTTTAAGATCATTCTCAATCCTGGTGTATCGTTTTGTCTTAATACAGCGATCTTATCTGCCTTTACTTTAGCGTTATTAACTCTGGTAAAGATTTCACTAATTAACTCTTTGCCTGAACCTGCAGTACGAGCCATTGCTTCCATTGCTTTTGGTGATATCAGGTTAGGGTTTCTTGCTCTTTCTTCAGCCATTTTATTTCTCCATATATATGTTATCAAAAATCATTAATGTTTTCAATCAATGCTTTTAGCTTATTATCTATAAAGTATTGTAACAGTAGCGATCTGTCATTATCTTTATAGTTCTTGTAATTATTTATAATACTTGTTTTAATGTGTTCTGGTATCATAGATAAATCTATTAATTTTTTATTACGTTCAAAATACTTTCTTGTTTCGCTGCCAAGAGGTATATTATTCGTATCAGCCCACTCTGCTAATCTTTTTT